CAGATGTTTATATTCAAGAAAATACACAGGATGCCAATACTGGAGAGATTACCCGTCAATGGGTATATTCTCAAACTATTCAGTGTCGTATTGAGCCTGTTAAAGCACGTGGTGCTTCTACAAGAACAGACAATAAGACGTTTGGAACAACTGGAGACGAGTTATATAACGAAAAATTTCAGCTTAAGATGTATGGAACATCTCTTCTGAGTAAGCGTTGGCGTATTCAAAATATTAGAACAAACAAAGGCAAATCAGTATTTGTTGAAATTGACAGAACTGGAATACCAGATACAATTTTTGAAGTAATGTCATCACACGCAGTAGTTGATCCTTTTGGATCAGTTTCTTATTATGTGTCAGTACTTCTAAGAACTGAGCTACAAGATGACTCTGAAGCTTGAGATTGATACAAAACAACTTGTTCAGGGATTAGATGAGGTAGTCGCAGGACTTGATCAATTACTACAACCTAAAGCACTAGAACAAATATCTAGAACTGTGTTTTCAATCACAGGTGAAAGATTTATGGTTGATGTTGATAACTATGCCAGAGCAAATCCTAAAAAAATGCACCATGTATATGAGTGGGGTCAAATAGGAAATAAAACTGGAAGATTATTTGTTTTAGAAAGAGCATCTGTACTTGATGGAAGCCTTTTAATAACAACTAATTTTTTGCAATCAAGAATGCCAGTCCCAATCAATCCATTGTTGTTGCAACCAGGCAAAACAGGAAAAGTAGTAACTACAAGAAATATTTTTGCAAATAAAGCACAAGTTATGGAATCTGGAACTCCAGTATCTTTTCAAGCAAAAAGAGTTTTAGCCATGACCTCTGGAAACGGTATTGCTTTTATAGCACCAGGAACACAGATTAATATTTTAAATCCTGGCGGGATCCAAACAAAAAATGCTTTTGCTGAGTATTTGCTTGAGTGGTATACTAAAAATGGTAACGTAATTATGGATTCATCAGGGGTATATGAGAGAATAGCTAATGATGTTGCAAAGGTTTTAAGCACAGGTAAATCTGGTGCGGCGGGAGTACAAAAAGCAGTTACATTAATTGCTGATGCAGTAGATACAGGGAGTGTAATAAGATGACGGTAGATTATTCAAGAGTGGCAGCCACAGATGTTAGAAATGCTATTTGGGCACAGCTACAAAGCTATGGCATACTTCATGCCAGTGATTATGTACCACAAGGTTCTAATGGCCTTACAACCGCTCTTTGCCCTATTATTCCATCACAGCAAGTACCAGAATTTAACAACTTGCTTCCAGGAAAAACTTATATTACCTATGACATTATTCAGAAGAATTACGGGGTTCAATGGTGGCTTTCACAAGAGACCATGGTTCTTCAAATCATTTCAAGAAGCAATGCTCAGATCCTGACTATATCAAACTTCCTCACAGACTTTGTTAGAAGATATGAGTACTCAGCTGCTGATATAAATGATGTAGCTCATACAGCAAATAGCCCATTTAAATTCCTCTACTGCAGACTAGAGGCAGCAAATCCTATCCAGCCATTTCAAGATGAAGGCGGGTTCATGAGTGGTGACTTCTCATTTATGTATACATATACCCGTTCAGTAGACGAAGGCACAAATACCAATACTGGCAGATATATCTAAGTTTGAATTATTTCTTATAGGTGCTATGATTTTCTATGAGGAAAGAAATTGCTTTAATTTTTGTTTGTTTTAATTTAAAATAAATAAGGTGGTGAAATAAATAAATGGCTCTAAATACTAAAAATGTAATCGTAGGTGCAGCAGCACTTTTCACTAGCGTTGGAAACAACACTAACACTTTTGGTCGCCCAGCAACTGATGCTACAACTCTAGGTGCTTTGTTCCCAGCTGGTACACCAGCTCGTCAAGGTCTTCTTGCATCTAATGGAGCAGCAAACGGTGGATACCGTGAAGTAGGTTTTACAAACACAGGACTTGAGATCTCATACGAACCAGTATATGGTGAGATTATGGTTGATCAACTTTTGGATGCAGCTCGTATCTTCAAGCAAACCCTTAAGGTTTTGCTAAAGACCGAACTTACAGAAGCAACTCTTGAGAATCTAACATTCTCATGGGGACAAATGGACTCTTACTATGTTGCAAACACTGCAAGCACAGTAGCAGCAGTACCATCATTGATTAACAATGATACAGCTCTCGGTAACTCAGATTCTCCAGCAGCAACATTGAACATGGCTGCAGGTGCTCTTGGTGATACACCAGTAGAGCGTGTACTTATTGCAGTTGGACAAGCTCCAGCTCAAATTGGTACATCTCAATCATATGCAGATCCAAGCGGTGCATCAGGATCAACAGTAATCGGTGCAGGTGCAAATACAAATGCACTTCGTAGCCGTGAGCGTGTCTATGTTGCACGTCGTGTAGTATCAATTGATACAACAATGCATGCTTTGAAGCGTGATGCAGCAACTGTGTTCCCAGTGAACTTCCGTTGCTTGCCTGATACTTCATATGCTTATGCAGGATCAGAATACGGTGTAGTTATTGACCGTGTATACGGAACTAACTAATCTGTAAACTACAACTTAATATAGAATTTCAGGCCCCGTCAGAAATGGCGGGGTTCTGAATTTGTCTTGTCTATATATATTGGTATAATTTAACTAAACAAAGGAGCTATAGTGGCAACAACAGTATATGATATCGTAGAAATTCAATTGTCTGATGGTACAGAAATCACCCTCAGACCGCTTCCTATTAAGCAGCTAAAGAAGTTCATGGATGTAGTTAACTCCATGCAAGCAGAAGAAAATCAATCAGAGTCTGCAGCAATGGATGTATTTGCAGATGCAGCAATGATCTGCCTCAGTGCACTGGGAAGAACAGACTTGGGAACAAACAAAGATAAGTTTGAAGAAGTCATTGAAGTACCTACCATGATGAAGATTTTGGAAGTCGCAGGAGGTCTAAAGCTAACAGACCCAAACCTTCTGGGAGCGGCTCTAGTTGGGACGAACTAGATCTACGCTCCTTAGAGTCTGAAGTTTTCTTGCTCGGTCATTGGAAAAACTTTGACGAGTTAGAAGAAAGTCTTTCTATCAATGAATTAGATGCAATTCTAAATTCAATGCGAGAGAAAGAACATCGTGAGATGAAGTTTATGGCTTCATTGCAGGGTGTGGACCTTGAAGAACAAAGCAAGGAACCAGAAGATGTTACAGCACTTAAGAATGCTAGAATCGCTTCTGATGAAGGCTTTGGAATAGGTGAAGGACTTGGCTTTATGTCATTAGAATAAATGGGGGGTGTAAACTAATTGGCTAATATAGAACTTAATATAGTTGCGTTAGGTGACTTCTCTTCAGTTAATGCACAAATTAAAGCTCTACAAGCCCAAGTCGCATTGCTCCAACAGGGTATGTCTGGCATTGGTGTTAATTCAACACTATCTAAAGATTTAGCAAACATATCAAATTCTTTCAAACAAACAATGGTCTCAACTGGCCAATTTACTGCATCTACTGTACAGATGGCTACAGAGACAGAAAAGTTTGGAGCCGCCCTTCAAAAAGGATCTCTCGGTCTTGGCAATTATTTTAATATTATTGCTAATAAAACCTCATCTGCAACATCAAGTGTAAAAGCCCTTGCCGTAGAACAAACAAAATTACAAAACTCTGTAATTATGTCAGACCCTACAAAGCAAGGGTTTTATTCAGTATTTACACCAACAACTATTAATGCAGTAGCAAATGCAACAAAGATTGCTGCAAATGAACAAAATATTTATAATATTGCAGTTGAAAAAGGCTCTCAAGCTTTAATTAACTGGGGTAAGAATACACAGTGGGCGGGTCGTCAATTAACTGTTGGTATGTCTATGCCACTCATACTATTTGGACAACAAGCAGTATCTACATTTGATACGGTTAACAAAGCACTTACACAGCTTCAAAAAGTTTATGGAGAAGGTCTTACACCTCCAAGCCAAAATTCTATTAATCAAATTTCTCAACAAGTTCTTACCCTCGGAAGAAATATGGCAAGCACTTTGGGTATAACCCAAGAGTTTACTGTACAAGTTGCAGCATCATTTGCCGCTATGGGTAAAATGGGTGATCAGCTTACACAAGCAACAGAACAAACAGTAAGACTTGCAAAGCTTGGAAATCTTGATCAACAAACAGCTACAAGTGCAGTTATTGCCCTTC